GTTGAGGATAAATTGGATTTCGTTTTGGTCGAGGTTTAGGTTCATAGCCAAGGCAATGGTGGTTTAGTGATTGGTGGGTTCTTGCTTGTTTCGATTTGGGCTAGCACAGCAGCTTCCGTACCCGCTTTGTCAATACCGTTAGCCCATAGCCAGCCAAGTACATCTTCCTTAGTCAGTTGGTCAAAGGGAATGAAGTTGCCTTCAGGTGCAGGAAGGCCATGCGATGCGTAGACATGCCCGTGATGCTCGCCATCGGAGTGTGAGCATTGCCAGTGTACGGTCATGACAATATTGGTTAGCTCACCGTCTTGGGGTTTGCACTCTAGCTGAGAGATGTTCCAGTTCATGGTTGGGTTCCTTCTAGTTGAGCGAATTTGCCGTGATAAAGAGATCGTGCTTCTAATGCAACCAATCCTGCTAGTTCAAGGTCTTTGACATAAATATTTACTTTGGTCTTGCCATTTTTCACCACCCTAACAAGCCATGCCTTGCTTTTCTTATGCCAAGAAACATTAGGGTATCCCGATGTATTGTTTGCCAAAGCACCACGATTGCATTGGTTCTCACTACGGTTTGCGGCTCTCAAGTTTTCAATCCTGTTGTCAGCCCTGTCGCCGTTAATGTGGTCAACTTCCTGCGGCGTATATCCATGATGCAGCATAAATATCAAGCGATGCGCTTTTTGTGGCTTGCCTTGCCATGTAATGTGACGATAGCCGGTCTTGTGGATTGAACCAGCAGGCTTGCTCAACAGATACTGTTTGTTTGGATGGCTTACGCTTTTCCAGTACAAGCATCCATCACGGTACTCAAAGCAGTCTGTAATGGTTTGTTGCGTAATCATACATTTGTCGCAATAATGATCCAGTACCCCCCATCACACCACAACTGCACCCATTTTCCTGCTGTGGCGGGAAGAATGTCAGTTGTTGGTGTTCCATCTGTAATTTTAGTAACATTGCTTGAAGCAGAAACAACTTGTTGCGCACTTTGAACAACAATGTTCAAAAGACGGCCTGTGTTATTTGCTGGTGTTGGCAAGGTTAAAGTGCAAGTGCCTGACAGTGAGTAGCAAACTATGTGGTAAGCCGTATCGTTAACGCTTCCGCTTGCTGTAAACGCTTGCGATGTGGTTAAAGCAAATTGACCTGCTACTTTTAACCCGCCATTGCCAGAATTTTCTGATGTGGTTCCTACAAGAAAATTTCTGTTTGCAGTTAGAGTAAGCGCCTGCGTGAAGGTGATGGCGTTGCCTGCGGTGCCGGAGGGGGCGTTGTACCAAGCATGAGTACCGTCGTTTTGCAGATAGTAAGAAGCCTGTTGCGAAATCTTATATTTCCAGTTTGTTCCATCAAAATGCGCGTTTGTTCCAACGTAAAGAGCGTCAACGCTTGCCCCTTGTGCCGCAATAAAAGACCCGCCGCCGCCAATTTGAAGGGCTGGAACAAGCGTACTCCACGCACTCGGCGCCACCCCAAGGCCGAGGTTGCCGGAGGAGTCGATTTCCAATCTGTCTGTGCTTGCGGTGCGGAAGCGTAGATAGCTGCCGTTGCTATAAGCCTGGACAGCACCTCCACCCCAAAGATAGCCGTAGCCGTTTGCAATGTTCACGTTGCCACCAGCAACGTCCAACTTGTACCCCGGCGAACTCGTCCCAATCCCCAAATTCGTCCCATCAAACGTAAGCGCACTTCCACTCGTCGCTACCTTGCTGCCGTTCAGATACAACACGCCGTTGGCAGTGCCGCCGGAGAGGGTGACGTTGCCTGTGGCAGAGAGCGCTCCATTAACAGAAATAGAAGACGTAGCTCCACTCACCGCAGAGCCAATATTGATGGCCGTGGTAGACCCCGATACCCCTGCTGTGCCGAGGTTAATCGTTTTGGTCAATGCGTTTTCTGTTGCGCCAGTACCAATGTTTAAGGTGTGAGTTTTTGTTGATTGGTCTAGGGTGATGGCTCCTGTTTGAGAAGCACCGCCGGCAGTCCAAGTACCTCCTACTTGAGATGTGCCTAACGCAATATTTTGAGTTGTAGCTGATAGGGTTACCGCACCTGAAGCTGTTAGTCCTGTTGTTGCTAACGTGCTTCCATCCCACGTTAAATTAGCCGACCCACCAAACACACCATTATCGTTAAACTGAACTTGTGTATTTGTCCCACCAGCCGCACCGCCAACCTTGACGAAATCAGAACCGTTCCAAGCGCAGACTGCTTTTTCGCCGGAGACAATAGTTACACCTGTCGTCGGACCTGCACCACGTAAAACAATCGATTGCGTACCACCCGTGGCGTTAATAACAATATAGGTCTTACTCTTAGCAGGTACCGTAATATTCCGAGTAGTCGAACCGGTCGCTGTCCATCGCAAAATAGCGTATTGCGCTGTCGTAGAACCAATATTTGTTCCGTTCTCATCCCCATCCGTAGACGTTAACGTAACGTCGGCATCAGTATTCAATACCAGCGATCCAGCTACTGCGATATCTAAATACTCTGTCAGCCCGTTGTTAGTTGCGGCACCCCAATCGCCCGAAAGCGATCCGGTAACCGGAAGTGGTAAATCAAGAAGGCTAGTGCGCGGAATTGCCATAGTTACACCTCAATAATCATTACGCTGCTACAGGCACCCAGTTAGGGGTTTGTGAATCATTTATATTCGTCCAGTTAGGATTACTGATAACCGGAGCACTTCCAGCTAACGTCAATGTACCTTTTGCGGGGGTTATGACGATACTCGTGGCTATGGTGGGCGCAGCCCCTACCAACGATAGAGCTACAGTACCGGGGACTTTAACTGTACCTGCAACGACAACGCTAGGAACAGACCCAACAATAGCCACGCCGCCCGTTGGCGTAAGTATAGCCGTTCGCTGAATGATTGGAAGCTGTCCAGTAGCAACAAGTGCCGCCGGTGTAGGTTGAGTGACAAACCCATAAACACTTGTGGGGGTCTCTCCAGTCGCAGTAATCGCACCCGTATTAGGTGTGATAATAGCTTGGGCAGATATGACTGGCGCGTATCCCTGAATAGTCGCAGTACCTGACGGTACCGGAATACCAGCATCAATAAAAGGCGCGGAACCAGCGGAGACAACAGCACCTGCGTCTGGGGTGATAAGTATACCAACCCCCCAGCCATACGACCCCCAAGTGCCTCTACCCCATCCGGTTTCCGTTGTCGCCACCGCGACCCCCTAGTTATGCAAGGGTGAATACACCCGTAGCTGCGGGAAGAACAGTCAACGTGTTAGGAGAAGTTACTGTGAACTGTGACGATGAGAGCTGGCAAAAGCACACAAGTTTACCGTTGGCTAACGTAGCAGCCGATTGGAAAATCACAGCATATTTAACGTTAGTCAGCGATGCACCAGAAGCCGTAAACGTCAGCCCAATTGTGGAGTAAGTAAACTTCATTTGCTTAGCAGAAGCCCCCGTAGTCCACTGACCCGTCGCAGGAACTAAAGCTTTACCGCCTGCAACATAACCCCCTGTTGCCGAAATCTCGTTGGTCAGAGATCCGTAGGTACTAAGCGTAAATGTAGATACGTTACCGGCACTTCTAAAAAGCGCCATCCTAAAATTGTTAACACCAAGCTGAATCGTCCCGTTACCGAGATAGCGTTTGGCGTCGTTGTAGAGTTGCCATGCTGAAGCGGCCATTTCAATACTCCTTAATATCGGCGTTAGACGCCCCGGTCACTAAGATCTGGTGGAGTAGCCCACCATAAATTTGAAGCTCCATCTCATCGCCCATGTATCTAATCAGGTCGATAAATTCTCTTGCTTGCGAAACCATCCAAGGGTGGCAATAAAAGAGCTTTCCACCAACTTTTACCGGCACCACCGGGAGGCCATCGTTTTCTGCTTGAGCATAAGCATGATGTTTGTCATTTTCCAAACAGGAGTCACATCCAAAGATATGAAACCGCTTAAACCCTAACATTCTAAACATAGGAATGGCTCGAAGCAATGCTGTCGAACCCCCAGGCACCGCATACCAATTTCTATATTCGGTCGCTAAAAGCCCTTGAATCTCTTCTGCTGTTGTATGCCATATATAGGTCTGCTCTTTGGGCATCCCTTCAAACACCGATGGATGACACTGCGAAGAAAGAAAATATTTACACGTTGGAATAATCGTCGTCAAAAAGCGTTTGTTGAACTCACGACCGTCAACCATAAAATAAGCAGAAGGTAACAAGCCGTGGTCAATACAAAATTGGTACGCATTATTTAGTGTAATTAACTTAACGCCTTGTTGACGTAGCTGTTTAATCGTACCAATATGTTCGGCAAGTGAGGGTCCACCCCCAACAATCATGACCTCAACATCGTTTGTAGGATGGGGAACAATTTGCTGAAACCCTAACTTGATGTTATGTGTAACGTTAGCTTTAAGTGTATCTAGGTCAATATTAAGTGACCCTTCCATCTCCACTTCTTCAGCGGCAACCCAAGTCTCGTCATCCTTGGGAGGAATAGGAGCAATCACAACACGCGGAGGCTCAGAGAAAAACCCAACAGGAGTTGTCATTATGAAAGCCTTATCAATGCACCGGTGCTGGTATTGGGAGGAAACTCAACGACAAATGTTGATGTCGAAGTCTTATCTGAACCAAAGTCGAGCACACAAATCGCGGGGTTTCCGGTTGTAACCCGATAAATCAAAGCACCCCTAGCAGTGAAAGCACCACTCCAAGAAGCATTAGAAAAGTCAATATAAGCAATGCCTGTGGAACTATCAATAGCAAGTGAAGGAGTGATAGCCTCCCCTCCTGCCGTATAACCCGTAGCCACAACCTCGCCAGTCGTACCCGTGTAAGTCGTCGTAGTCTGGTCAAGCGTGGCATCGTTGGTATACAACGCAATCTTAAAGGTCTGTGTTGTTGTCGCAGAAAAATCAAAATCTCCCTCAAACAATTGCTGCTTGAAGGAGTTGCATGTGTAGTTTCCGGTAAAGGCCATTAGTTCACCGACATCCTGACCTGACCAGACCTGTAAGCATCGCGGCGGTCCATACCATCACCAAGACGTTTAGCAAGGATCATGGCTTCTTCGTATCGCTTCATATAGTTAGCAACGACATCTGCTTCGCCCTTCATGTAGGTATAGCCTTCTATCAAAGCGCCATAAAGTAGGGCAGAGTCAAAGTTATTACCAAGCCAAGTCGTGCCTGCTGTAACGATTGATTCGGGATAATAGAAGTAGTGAAGCTCAACGGTATACGCAGCAGCAGGTGTAGGACCAAGGATCAACGTGTTTTCATCAAAGAGCGCGTAGTATTTAGGAATACCCTGCGTTGAAGGATTCGCATACGCCGCCCGGATGTAACTCACATCCTTGTCTAACAAATACTCATAGTCACCTGTGGTTGGGTTAATAACGGCAAGCTCATAAACCGCTAGAAAATCACCGTTATTGTTTAGACCGGGAGGTGTTGCTAAGTATTTATTGCCGCCAGTCGTTGTACCTGTTTGATTCTTTCTGAAGTAGGGAAACTGAACCGAATTAAAAATCCGCTGTTCAGCTTGTTGTATGAACGTATCGATCTGCTGCTTTGCAGTGAACGTCGCTGTACCCGATCCAGACGAATCAGCACCTACAAACGACGGAAAGTCGTTCTCCAGATAACCTTGAATCGTTTTGAAAAGGGTAGCGTAGTTCATTAGCCCATCTTCTTAGAAGCACCCGTGCCCTTTGTAGCACATCCGGTTCCCCGGACTTTTACTGTTTGGGTGTTAGGTACGTTGTTGGGGTAGCCGTTGTGCGTGTCTTTAACAGGCACAGGCGTTGGCATTTTGCTGTGCATTATTTGGCTCCCATCTTGTATTTGAAAGAAGGTGACTTCTGGTTAGCAATCTTCGCCATGTTTCGACCCAGCGTCTTCATTTCAGCGTTAGTCTTACCGCCTTTGCGAAGTTTGGTCAGTGGCTGACCTTTATGCTTGGCTTTCTCATGCTTATGTACTGCACCAGCAATCATTTTCTTGTCTTGAGCTAAGTCTTTCTTGTCCATCATAGGCTCCTATGTGACGTTCACAGTAACAGTGCCTAGCGTGATGCCCAGCACAAGATTGTTTGGCGTTAGTCCTGTGTCGTAGGCTCTTGCCCCACCTACAGGTGCCCATCCCCACTGAATAATTCTACTACCTCCAGAGGGATCTCCGCTACCTAGTTGCGTAGTCGTTGTGTTGATCTGCAACCCATTTAAACCTGCAACGCGATACGTTGTATCAGGACGTGGATTCCGAACAGCCTGTGGGTCGTCCACAGGATACATACCAAGCTGCAACTGCGGTTGATCTTCTTCCCAACACGTAGGACAGACTAAAATATTAACGTTCTTAGTCTTAATAACAAGCTGCCTAAGCTCTTTTAGTTTGTACCGAAAGCCACACCTATCACATTGCGATATAGCATACTTACCTGATGCAAACCGATTAGGCATATCAGTAGAACAACTGCCGTGGTGCGATCCGCAAAGGGGCTTTCTCGCGGTCTTCGTCTAGCGCAAGCATTAACTGCTCGTCATACATCTGCTTTAACTGCGGCATCCGCTGTGCAGCTTCAGGGCTTTTCATCGATAAGTAGTAAGCCAATCCCGAAACGAGACAGTTGATGAGCCTGAAGGGGATGTCCTGCACGTTTGATCCACTACCCGCATCCTGCATCCGGCGTAGTCGCCAGTACACAAAGGTGTAGTAGTTATCTTGGTCTGGTGCAGGCCAGACGTTGATCGATGGTGGCAGCACGCCCGTAGTTTGGTTAGTTCCGTTGGGTCCAGGCAGTGGATAGGTTTGACCGGTCTGTCTGTTAATCCAAACTTGAATGGGTCTACCTTGAGCATTTTTATTCGGTATGGTGGCGTAAGTATCTACCGAAATGCGGCTAATGTTAATGTCTGTCTGCGGGATTCCCGTCTGTGTTCGGATAATTTGTTCGACAAGATCTACTGTATCCACAGGAAGTGCGTAAGTTATTGTGCCTGTGGTCATTGCAATCTGACCCTGCTCAATTGTCCACAGGTTAATGCCTCGGTTAGACCACTCAGTAAACATCAAATTCAAAGAACGCCTAGCCGTACGGTGCTCGTACCCAGTACGCACCTCAATCCCACACCTCTCATAAGCCTCTTCAATCAGCTCATTGAGATCTGGGTTAAATGCAACGGTGCCTGATGTGGTCACTTCATCCCTCGAAGCGTTTTAGCAAGTCTAGCTCTTTGCCCAAGTTTGCCCGGAGCCTTAGTAGCTTTATCAAGCATCTTCGCAGGAATCGGCTTTTTACCTTTAATACCAAGCTGTTCACGAAGTGCTCCCGGTTTCTTAATCGCAGCTTGAATCCATTTACCGCTCTTAAATCCCTCTACACCACGACCTTTGAGGATGTCCGCTCTGGTTACATCCCCATCGCCTGTTAAATCAGGAAACTTTTTAGCCATTATCTGTACCTCGCGGTCTTAGCAGCAATGCCTTTTGGTTGTTTGACGAATTGCTTTCCCGAGCGTTTTCCAGCGCGTTTAGCTCTTGTTGTCGCAGCGTACTCAGCAGGTGTAAGAGCATTGATTGCCGCCTCTGGGAGATACCGCTCGCCAGTTGCTTTTGAACCCTGTGTGCTAGGTTTGCCACTCTTGGTTCTCCATTTCTGGTCAGTCCAATTCTTCAAACTTTGCTGAGGTGCTTTCAATCTCGATAACCCCCGCCCCTCTGCTTGTACTTCATGGCAAGCATTTGAGCTTTACGAGCTGACCACTGCCCCGGCGCACCACCTTTGCCACCAGCTTTGATGCTGTTGAACAATGCTTTACGCATCCCCGGTTTGGTGTAGTTGCCAGCTTCGTTCACACGGGATTCGCCACCTTTAGAAAACGCCGTGAAATCGGTGTCATCCCGCCGAGCTTTAGTAACCGGCTTGGGCATCTTGGAGGCGCGGATCGCCCCCATCCCGCGTGAGGCCATCATTTCAGCAAGCCTTACCGCCGTAGGCCATCTTCTTGACCTTACCGCCATGTTTCATTTTGTTACCAGCCATGACAACCATCTTGCCTTTGGTCTTGCCTTTCATAGCAACACCGTCACGGCTAGGAGCTGCGGTTTTAACTGCGCCCATCTTGCTTGCGGCCATACCGCCTGATTGCATCTTTTTCATCGTAAATTCCTTTCCAACGGATTGAGGGACATCAACTTTCTTTGCGAACTTCGGATTGTTCGCTACTGCCTGCATGAACCTTCTCTGCTTCTCGCTGAATGCTGGCATCGCTATCCTTTCTTAGCAAGCGCATCAATCTTTGCTTCAAGCCGCTCAAAGCCTGTATCAAAGCGTTCCATAATCTTTTCAAGGTCTGCACGAACCTCTGCACGAGTGATGTGATCACGAGCGATTTCCTCCCTCGTTTTGTTTAATAGGATCTGGATGCGCTGTTGCTCATCGTGTGAATTCTTAAGCATAAACATCACCAGAGCTACCAGAATAGACGTAATTAGATTCCAAAGAATAATCGGGTCCATTTAGCATTGCTCCGCCTTAACTTTATACGCATCCCACTCAGGAGCATCTGCCGAAGCATAGAGATACTGGGCCGCAAACTCTAGCAACATTGGGTCATCACGGAAATGCCCCAGCCCTCTATTACAGTGATTGCAAAGCATCCCTCTTACTTCTCCGGTTACATGGTCATGGTCAACAACCAAAGGCCCGTCATCCCCACAAATAATGCACTGCGTAACTGTAGCTTTTATATCAGCTAAAGCTTTGTCTGTAATTACATCACGAAACCTACCACGACAGTTTGCATTTCGATACGTTGCACGACAACTACGGCACCAACTATCCAAACCGTTACGCTTTTTGTTGTGTGGAGGAAAAAACTCAGTTGTTTCTGGCTTTTCCTCTTTGCAGCGTGTGCAAGCTAACATTTCCATGCTTTTAACGACAACGCTTTGCGCGTCGGTCGTCCTTTTTCGTCTTTCATAGGTCCGGGCATCCCACTCATCCTCGCGCAAAAAGACTTACGACGATTAGCGTCTTTTTCAGTCTTTGGGTTTGGGGCGGGAGGTTTTAGCCCAGGCTTGCCCGGATTAGCTGCGTTATAAGAAGCTCGACCCTTAGCGTTCAAACCACCTTTAGGGTTCTTACCTTCTTTGCGCTGCCATGCCGGGGTCTTAGCCATAGAAGATCACCATCGACGTAGTGTTTGTAACAGTGCCATGCAACCCAGTAGAAGCTAGGATACCTTCGCCAGGGAGTGGGATGATGGTGTACCCAGCATTGGCTTTTGCCGATGTATTAACTGTTAACAAAACTGGACCCGTAGAGCTGCCATCACGAATAACGACAGACCCGGCATCAGTGCCATTTACTGCATAGATAGTTTTGATCCTTGCGCGTGGAACCGCTAAGCCATTCTGATTTAAAAAGTCACCAGTCGAGGTTAGCGGTTGGGTCGCAAAGACATCATATTGCATCGACGCCATCTTGTTGCTCCGGTTTTTCCTGCTCCATTTTCTGAAGCAAGTAATCGACCATATCTATTGCACCGTTAGCTTGCTGGAGCATCTCAAACAAGTTTTGCCGTTTGGCTATGGCTTGTTGTCTGACTTCCAGCAAGTCTTCTCTACTCAGACTCATGTGGTGTAAGTCGAAGCAGGCATAGCGAGTACGTAGTACGTGGTTGAACCAACTTTAATCTTCAACGCACGTAAATTAGCCCCGCCAAGTGCAGTACCGGTTGCAGTCGCAGCGAATGTTGCGCCGGGGGTGGCAATTGCATCACCCGCACCAGCCGTAAGCCCTGCCAACGTCATAATGAAACCGTTGTCATCAAACGTGGTTGCTGCTGCGCCATTCACCGAAGCGTAAATCAACGAAGTCGATGTACCCGTTGAACCCGCCGAACCCATATTGAGTTCAATCTCAATTGGAGCATACGTACCAGACGAAGTGCCAGCCGACAGGGTCATCTCCGCAACAAACGCAGAGCCAAGGCCAGTCGTACGGCCAGAAGCACCGTAGGTGACTTCAGCTTTAAGCGCATTGGAGAACGACCCCAACGCAACGTTAGTCGTCATATCAAACTTAGCGCGGCCACCGTCTGCACCTGCACCAGACATAGTGGTCGAAACAACCAAAGGCTGATAAGTGCCGCTAGTTGCAGTATTTGTGGTGGTGATGGTGTTACCGCTTGACGTAATCGCCAGCGTACCAATGAATGTGCCCTCAAAGCCGTTATCAGACTTTACTGGCCCGGAGAAGGTTGTACGTGCCATGTAATCCTCACATGCGATATCGGTGTATTAGTCTGCATGTCGTCAGCCGGGACTGTCTAATACACCGGGCTAACCCCGGAATATCAGTGTTGTATCAGGTTGTGGGGGGCGTGTCAACCAGTCGATTGTATTTAGCCAAATTGTCTTTTTGGGTTAAAACTTGCAAGTTCCAAGGCACATGAAGTCCGCAAACACTTTCACCGTGAAGAGGGATGATATGGTCTACCGCGTGTCGTTCACCAGTAGCACGACTAAGCGCAATCGCTAGCCTGTACTTGAACCGTATTTCCATTTTTTGATTCTCAGTCAACCATTTAGGGGTGGCATCCCTAAATCTCCTACGACGTAGGCTGGTCATTTCTTTATACATGTCAGGGTTGTTTACCTTATGAGTTTTTTTATATCTGCGTTTATCCTCATCTGGTCTTGCCTGTGCCCTCGCAATGACGTTTTCTTTATTTGCTTCGTAATACTTGCGCTTAGCTTGCTGCCCCGCTTCTGACTTGTTGTACTCGCGGAAGTAATCAGCACGTTTCTCTGCTGCTTGCTGCCACTCAATTTTCATGCACTCAACACAAGTGCCTTTTGTCTTGCGGGGGGCTATATGCCCATGAATACAAGGTTCTCCTGTGAAATAGTATTTTGCGCCGGTAGCTTTAGCTTCTTTGCGAGTTTTGGGTAAATTTGTGGTGTCCATATACTCTCCTTAGTTACGATACAGAGAATAATATCACATCTCCCACAAAAAGAAAAGCCACCCGAAGGTGGCTCTTCCAAACCAAGCTAAATGCTTGATTCTATTAGGCTCCGGGCGAACCGAACATCCCAAGCGGATCAGACCAGCCAAACGAATAACGCTCGCGGCTCTTATACCGAACGTTCCCCGTGTCGAAGTCTCCATCCATTCCCTGTGTCAAAGGTGCGCGGACAAAGTGTTTCATACCGTTGGGTACGTCAGTCGTAAGGAACCAAGCATCCGTATCAGTCAAGAAGTGGTTAATGGCGTAACCCTCGGGGATCGAACCATTATTCTTCAAGGCGTTGATCGTGTTGTCTGCCGTGTCAACGCGAAGTTCCGTTTCCAGAATACGAGTTGCAACGAACTGCAATGCAGACGGGATGATCAACTTCTTCGGCTTAGCTGCAATCAACAGACCACGTTCGTCAGTCCAAGCTGCAATCTGAATAACCGCTGCTTCCAACGATGTTTCAGAAAGGTCAGCCGCAACTGCTGGCGTGTTGCTGTTGGTGCCACCAGAGATCAAAGGATGTGCTGTCGAGAACAGAGCAACTCCGTCACCGCCCGTGTAGGCAGTATTGAAGCCGTTGTTCAGGACCGAAGCAGCTTTGGTCTGCTTGGTATATGCCATAGCGCGAGCCAAGGCTTTGGTGTAGCGATTAGCCAGACTGTCGTACAGGTTGTCCTCGATAGCCTCTTCGGTCAGCGAGAATCCCAGAGCGATAGTCTCATGGACGTAACGAGCGGTCCAAGCTTCTTGCGCGTTATCGTAGGCCATCGCGCTGCCTTCGTTCTTCACCGGAGCGGCGGAGAAGCCAGACAGTTTGGTTTCCTCTTCAAACGAACGCTCGGAAGTCTCGGTCTCGTAGATTTCCTTGTGCTCTTCGCCATAGCGAGCGTACTCCAAGCCGAACAATGCGTTCAGGCCGGGGAGAAGCTCTTTCAGTAGTTGTGCGCGTGAAATAGCCATTTAGTTTCCCCTTTACGCAAGCGCAGTAGCGAACTGATAGCTATGCCAGCCCTGATTCCACTTAACAAGCACTTCAGGGAATCCAACAAAGGAAACCGGTGAACCGTTTGCAAGTGTAATTGCAGAAGCGAGCGTAACCGCAGTACCGTTAACGTTAGTAACGTAGTTGAAACTGCCTGGAAAATAAGCGCCAGCGGTAGCGCCTGGAGCAACAACTGCCATACCAGCTTGAAGGCCGGTAATAGCTGCATCCAAAACCAAAGCAGTTGTAGACGAACCTGACGTACCACCCGTACCCGTTACGGTGTAAGCAGTCTCAGGAACAAGCGCAACTACACGGAAGGGCAGACTAGTTGAAGCGACACGTTTAACACCAGTACCGCTAGTAGCAGGATAAGTACCTGATACAGCCATCTTGGAATTACCTGTGGTCGTACTACCAGCAACGCCAGTAATTGCATACACGTTGGTTCCAATAAGCGACTGATTGGCGTAACCAATCGTAGACACTGTATTAGAAATCGTGTTGTACGCTTGCCCAACTACAGCGACTTTAAACACAGCAGACGGATCATCAATGACAAATGCCAGGATGTCGTTTGCAGCAGTGCTAGCAGGATAATACTGCGAGAACTGAAGTTGTTTAGTCGTTGGGTTCGTAAACTGACAGCCAACAAACACGCCAATTGCACCAGCAATAACTGTACTGGGGCTGGAAGAGGCGTCGTAGCCCGTTAGAATTAAAGTTCCGTCTGTCGTTAGCTGCACCAAATCTCCATAGAAGATATTAGTGTTGTAGCTTCTGGCAATCGGGAACTGTCGTGTTGCTCCAGCGTACGGTAGGCCATTAAGTTCATTAATAGCTTTAAAACCGTAAGGAGCATCAACAGTGGGATAAGCCATTTTTGACCTCGTTTAAGTTAAGTTCCTCTACCAAACGATACTTTTGAACGCTTCTCAGCAAAGAGTGGCATCCGAGCATCGCTCTCTTTCATAAAGTTGTTGTCTACAGCATCCATGTTGGCTTTGGCAACATTGGTGAAGTGTTCGGTACGTTGTTTAACGAACTCTTCAGGCATTTTGCAGAGCAACAATCCGTCGATCTCGATATTGTCTTTAAACCGGCTGTTCTCATCGCGCATAAACATGAGGTTTGGCTGCTCTTCAATCCTTACCGGCTCCCATCCTTCTCTGAGTTTGGCAGAGATATTCTTGGGGTCAGCCTTACCAAGCGAGGACACACGTACCCAGCGGGGTACATATCCAGGCATTGGATCGACTTCAGGTAGGACATCAGCACGCTTCCACTGTTTAGGACGCGCAGACTTTTCGCGGTTCTCGACTTCTCTGGATAAACGATTTTCAGCCATTTGCTCGCTCCAATTTCATTTGTTCCTTCACATACTGCTCAGGAGTTATTCCCATCTTCTTGATGACGTTAAGTTGGGATTGACTAAGTTTGACTTTTTTGGAAGTCGTACTACGAGAAACAGGAGCTACAACAGTAGCTGGTCTTTCTGTACGTGCTGGAGTTGATTTTGTCTCAGGCTCAGCAGGTTCGTCGCCCCATTCATACTCGGGGAATCTTTTACGCATCGTCTTATCGACGATTTCCCAGTACTCATCAGATCCTTCAAATGCTGCACCGCGTTCCCTAAGCAGTTTGTTGTTTAGGCCAAGTGCGGCAGCAGTCATCTCATCATCTGATCCAAACCACGTATTTTGTCTACGCCATGAATCAGTTTTAGGATCTAATCTCGGAGCCTGGGGCTGCGTATTAGGTAAATTTACTTCAGTTTCTTGCGATTGTACAGGGGGTTTGTATCCTTTTAATCGCTCAAGTCTATAAGATGCTTCAGTTAACTGCTTCTGAGCTTCTAATAACCGATCAGAATCACCCGCTTCATAAGCCTCTTTATAAGCTTTTTCAGCGTTTTTAAGCTCTAGTTCCACAGCATTTTTAGCTGTATTAACTAAATGTCCTTCGTTTTCAGTCACTTTAGAACGTAGCGTTTTAATCTCGTTTTGTAACTGCTGCGCCATTTCAATCGCAGTCTGCTGCTCACGTAACGCACGTTCTTTCTCACGACGCTCGTCGTGCCAAACCTTCTTCATCTGCTTGAGGCGAGTTTTAACTTTCTCGGAATACTCTTCGAGTTCGTCTTCCTCAAGCTCCTTAACTAGCTCTTTGGGTAAGGGTTCCCGCCCACGATCTTCAGGAGGCGTGTCGTCTTCGATCTCAATCTCAAACTCGGTGTTGGCGGTTTCTTGCTCAGCCATTTTTAAACTCCTTATGCGCGACTAATACCGCGAGGATCTTCTACAACCCCCTCGATAGAGTCATCGTTAATGATGCGAAATTCCCGACCATGAATTTTCAGGCGTGTGCCTGCATGGGGGCGAACCAATACAAAATCACCGACTTTGCAATACGGCCCTGATGGGAATCGCTTCTCGTCCTTATAAGCATCTGGCCCCATCTTGATGACAAAAAGCACCGTCGTTAGTAATTCTTCGTGGTGCATCGTGACATCAGCTTTAATGAGTCCATTATCAAACTTGTCTTCAATATCTGGGATTGCACACAAGATTCGATAACCTGATGGCTCAGGGAGTTGTCGCGCTTTTTCTTCGGCGGTTTCAGGTAGTACCGTCGCAGAGCCGCTTGTAGACCCTACTAGGAGTTCACTCATCGTCGTCACTCATCCTTTCTAACATATCGGCAAGATACCCTTGCGCTATTGCAATTCCACGCATCACACCGCACTGAAAGCGATAATCCGCGTGGTCCTTTGCCAGCCCCTGCGCTAGAACTTCGGCTAAATGCTTTTGTTCATCACCACAGCGGCTGATCAAATGCCGTAAAACTTTCTCGGTTTCATTCATTCTTTACTTTCCCCAACGGCTTTTTTAGTTACTGATTCACGTTGTTGCTGCATTGCAGCAATATTCCGAGCTATATCAGCGCCAATC